TTGGCTACGGTTGATGGGGTACAGATAATCATACTAGATCATATAACAATAGTTACGTCAGGTTTAGATTTAGATAATGAAAGACGCGCTATTGATGTGACAATGACTAAGTTAAGAAGTCTATGCGAATCTACTGGTATAGCTTTAATACTGGTAAGTCATTTACGGAGACCAGTAGGACAAGCACATGAAGAGGGTAGAGAGATTTCAACCTCAGACTTGAAGGGCAGCTCTGGACTACTTCAGTTATCTGATGTCGTGTTAGGTGCATCAAGAAATCAGGTAGGAGAAGCAAGCGAAAGACAAAGACTACAACTAAAGATACTTAAGTCAAGACATACTGGTATGACAGGCGAAGTAGATAAGTTACTTTATGATCAAAATACTGGTCGATTAATAGTACATGAAGATGTCTTTGGAGTTTAACTATGACCTTACTAATTGATGCTGACTATCTTATCTACAATTCTTGTTGCGCTTGTGAACAAGATACAAGATGGAATGAGTGGGAGCATACTTTACATACAGATGAAAGAGACATAATGAATATGATAGAAAGTCGGCTAGGTTTCTATCAATCAGTAGCAGGTAGTAAGCATGATGTGGTTATGTGTTTTAGTTCTTATCCAACATTTAGACATGAAATTTTTCCTGAATATAAAATAAATAGATTAGGTAAAAGAAAACCACTAGCTTTAAAAGACATAATTAAAAGAATTAAATATGAATACACCTCTGAATATTTAGACGGTCTTGAAGGTGATGATGTTTTAGGTTTACTTGCAACTGGAAGTAAATACAAAGACCCAATCATTGTATCTGTAGATAAAGATATGAGAACCATACCCTGTAAGTTAATAGCAGAAGATGAAGTAGAACATATAACACAACGCAAAGCTGATAGACGTTGGTTTGAAATGGCTCTTGCAGGTGACGCAGGTGACGGAATACTTGGTATCAAAGGTATGGGTATGGTTACTGCAAGCAAGTTGTTAGCTGATGTACCTGATACTGAAGAAGCTTTATGGAATAAGGTATTACAAATTTATGAGAAGAAAGGTTACACAATGGCTGATGCTATTCTCAATGCAAGACTTACAAGAATATTACGAGAAGGTGATTATGATATTTTTACAGGAGTAAAACTTTGGAACCCAAAAACAAAACCCTAGATGGAACCACTCACCTAGGGTCTTGATCTTGCCAACCACCCTATCTCACATGGAGGTTGTGTTGCAGCAAAGTAACCACTCCTTGCTATTTATATCGTAACATATAATATAAATATATCTAGCTTTTTACTGTGGAAAATAGAAATCTACCACCTATTACAGATGAACTTATCAATGGTTTAGATTCTGTATTTCCTCAACGTCACCCTGATTTATCTTGGTCTGAAAGAGAGATATGGTATAAAGCAGGTCAAAGATTTGTAGTTGATTTTTTAATAGAACAACAACTAAGACAAAAAGAAACCATGTTAACTGAAAGTGTATTGGAGAAATAATTATGTGTCTAGGAGGAGGTAGAGCTACAACTACAGAAAAGAAACCTAAGTTTAGTAATGCACCACCTGTTGTAACAGGTAAACAAACAGGTGTTGAAAATCCTAAAGATACAAAGAAAGCTACTGAATCTTTAATGATACAAAGACAAAAAGAAGAAGGAACTTATATTGACCCAAGCCAACAGAACTTAGCTACAACTACATATCTTAAATCAGGAGGAGGAAATAAAACAGCACAACAAAAAGCTAACTTAGCTAAAAATAAAGCTAAAGCAAAATCGTTAGCTGATGCTAGAATGAAAAGAAAATTCTCTAAAGGAATTACAGGTAGAAAATCAGGAGTTGCTTAACTATGTGTATGCGTAGACCTAAACCACCTAAACCACCTGAAATGGAACCAGTAGATAGTGCAATAGAAGCTACTGCTGAAACAGTAACAGTAGGTAAGAATAGACCTTCGAAAAAGAAAAAGAAAGGTGCAGTAGGCACAAATATAAACAAACCTAATATGTTAGGAACTAAGTCTTTACAAATACCTTTACTAACAGCAACCATGGGAGCAGGTAACTTAAATTATCCAACACCATAATGGAAGGTTCAACAGCAGCAAGTAAATACGAACAGCTTGCTTCGTTAAGATCAACATACGATAGAGAAGCTAAAGAGTCATCAAAGCTTACGATACCTAGTCTTATACCAGAAACGACTAACGGTACAAGAGCTAAGATCAAAACACCTTTTCAAGCGGTAGGTAGTCGCGGAGTTAATTCTTTATCGAATAAATTATTAATGACTCTTCTACCTCCAAGTACTGCATTTTTTAAGCTTGAAGTTGATAGGACAGAGTTAGCTAAAGAAGGCCAAGAAGGTTTAGCTAGTGAAATAGATAAAGGTTTAAGAGCATATGAAAACGTATTGATGAATGAAATAGAAGTTTCAAACGATAGGGTTGCTATGTTTGAAGCACTTAAACATCTTGTAGTATCAGGCAACGTATTATTGTATTTAACAGATAAAGGTTTGAAAGTATATCCGTTATCTAAATATGTATGTAAACGTGACGAGGTAGGAAATGTCATAGAAATATTTACAAAAGAAACTATAAACCCAAGAGCCTTACCGTCTGAATTTTTAGAAAAAATAAGACAAAAAGAAAATTATGATGCTAAGTCTTATGAAGATGATCTTGATATTTATACTTGTATTAAAAGATATAATGACGATATTATCTGGCATCAAGAATGTAAAGGAGAAATCATACCAGATACACAAGGTCAATCTAAAGAAGATGTATCGCCTTGGATTCCATTAAGATTTATAAGAGTTGATGGTGAAGATTATGGTAGAGGATATGTAGAAGAATATAGAGGAGACTTGATAACACTTGAATCTTTGATGCAAGCAATTATTGAAGGTGCTGCTGCTAGTGCAAAAGTATTATTTCTTGTTAACCCAAATGGAATTACAAGAGCAAGCACTATTGCAAAGGCTCCCAACGGTGCTATCAGAGAAGGAAGTGCTGCTGATATTTCTGTAATGCAAGTAGGTAAAGGGTCTGACTTTACTGTGGCACAAACAATTATTCAGAGAATAGAAGCAAGACTTGAATATGCTTTTATGATGGCAAGATCAGTACAACGTGATGCAGAAAGAGTAACAGCAGCCGAGATAAATCTTATGGCACAAGAATTAGAAAATAGTCTTGGAGGAATATACAGTATCTTGACTCAAGAGTTTCAACTTAAATATTTAAAAAGACGTATTCATATGATGGTTAGGGCAGGTAAAGTCGCAAAGTTAGATTCTAAGTTAGTTCAACCAAAAATTGTCACAGGTTTACAAGGTCTTGGTAGAGGTAATGATAGAAATAAATTAATTGAATTTATAACAACTGTGGCTCAAGCACTTGGACCAGATGTTATGCGTCAGTACGTCAATGTAGATGAAGCCATAAAAAGACTAGCTACCAGTATCGGTATAGATACTGCTAACCTAGTAAAAGATGCTGAACAAATCCAAGCTGAAATGGAGCAAGCTCAACAGCAACAACTCATTCAAAGTCTTGGACCCGCAGCTTTAGGTTCAAAATTACTTGACCCTGCTGCTAATGCACAAGCTGAAATGGCTAATGCTCAAACACAACAAATGGAGGAACCTCAAGATGCCAACCAAGAAGCCTAGAAAAAGAAACGAAGATGGACAATTTGTTTCTGATAAAAAAGAAACTGTTGTAGAAAAAAAAGTAGAGGAAACTACTAGGTCAGATGTCACTACTAGACATGGCAGTACAATTCACTATAGTTAAAAGAAAAAACCACTATGACTTCATCACAAGTTAATGTCTCTGAGACACCACCAATGTCTCAAGAAGATTTAAAAAATCTTGCAGAAAATCAAACAGACGAGAACGGTCTTATTCTTGGTAAATTTAAAGATGTAGAAGAACTTGCTAATAGTTATAAAGAACTTGAGGGTAAGTTAGGTGCTGTTGAAGAAGAAGAAACAGAACAAGTTGAAACTGAAGATACAACAATACCAGAAGGTTACGAAGAATTTTATACAGAAGATGGTTCTGTTAATTATGAAAGCGTTAATGAATCCTACGGTGAAACTCTAGGTAATATTTTTAAAGAAGCGCAAATTGACCCTTATAAAATTAGTGCAGAGTTTCATAAAAATGAAGGTGAGATACCACAAGAAATGTATCAATCTTTATTAGACGCGGGATTAAGTAAAGGAGCTGTAGATTCATACCTTACAGGTAGAGCAGCAGAAATGGGTTATGGAGAAGCAGGTGCAGAACAAGACGAACTGTTAGAAGCTGAAGTCCAAAGCGTTAGAGATTCTATTGGCGGTGATGAAAACTATAGCAAGATGGTTTCTTGGGCTATGGAAAATTTACCAAAAGCTGAAATAGAAGAATTTAACGAAGCAACAAAAACTCAGACCGCAACACAATTAAAATTTATGGTGCAAGGTCTTTATCAACAATACTCAAAAGCTATGGGAACTGAACCAAATTTAATCGCAGGTAGACCCGCATCAAGTGGTCCTAATCCTTACAGATCAACACAAGAAGTAGTAGCTGCTATGTCTGATAAACGATATGGCAAAGATGTTACTTATACAGAAGATGTTCAAAGACGTTTGGCAAATAGTGATGTGTTCACACAAGGCTAATGGGTAAGTTATGCGCCAGAGGTAAAGCAGCAGCAAAGCGTAAGTATAAGGTTTATCCCTCCGCTTACGCTAATGCTTACGCTGTCAGAGTTTGTAAAGGACAAGTTAAAGCAGGTGGTACTAAAAAAGTAGCTAGTGGCTACACAAGAAAATCATTGAGAATAGGTTAATGAGTTTACGTAGATGGTTTAAAGAAGAGTGGAAAGACGTTAAAACAGGTAAACCTTGTGGTCGGCAAAAGGGAGAAAAGCGTAGAGGCTACCCTGCTTGCAGACCTACAAAAAGAGTAAGTAGTGAAACTCCAAAGACTACAAAAGAAATGACTAGCGAAGAAAAAACTAAATTTAAAAAAAATAAGACCAGTTCAAAAAGAATAGCTTATCAACATAGACGTAAGAAAAATAATCGCAGTAGTTTAAAGATTGCGTAATAGTGTTATATTTTAAATAGCTTACATTTTTTATGTCTGTATCAATGACCAAAGCAGATAAAGACCCCACAGGTGGTCTTACTGCTAGAGGTCGGAGAAAATACAACAATGCAACAGGTGGTAATTTAAAACCTCCTGTTACTAAAACAAGTGGACTTTCAGCTAGACAGAAAGCAAGAAGAAAATCTTTTTGCGCCAGAATGTCAAAAGTAAAAGGACCATTAAAAAAAGATGGCAAGCTAACTCGCAAAGCCCTTGCACTACGCAAATGGAATTGTGGGTCTGTATAAACTTAATGACGATTACTCTATATATCACAAGTGCCTACTGAGGTAGATAACGCTTGTAAGAAATAGACGAAAGGAATGTAAGTTTTTAATCAAATGTAAATTTAATCAAGGAGTTTAACGTGGCTAATGCTACTGTATCTCGCCTTGGTTTGGTTAAGAATACTGGTACTAACTTCAACGAACTTTTTTTAAAGGTCTTTTCGGGGGAGGTGCTAACAAGTTTTGCTCAGAACAACATTTTTAATGAGCAACTCCATTCTGTTCGTACTATCACAAGCGGAAAATCAGCAAGCTTTCCAGTTTTAGGAACTGCTACTGCTGCCTACCACACAGTAGGTACTCCCTTGGTTGGTGCTAACCAAATCCAAGCGAATGAAATGATCATTTCAATAGATGATCTCTTAATCGCCCAAAGTTTTGTAGCGAACATAGATGAATTAAAAAATCACTATGACGTTAGGGCAACTTACGCTGACGAACTAGGTAAAGCTTTGGCTCGTACATACGATCAAAACGTAGCCAAGGTAATTTGTAATGCTAGTCGTGCCTCTGCAACCTTAACAGGTGGTCAAGGAGGTACAGTTCTAACACTACCTACTGGTAATACAACTTCAGCAAACGTAGACGGTGACGAATTAGCAGCAGCTATTTACGATATTGCTCAATCGTTTGATGAAAATGATATTCCTAAAACAGATCGCTTTTGTGTGTTACCCCCTGCGGAGTATTACAAACTAGCTGAATCTGCTACCAGAACAGTTAATACTGATTTCAACCCACAAGGAAACGGTTCGTTTGCTTCAGGTATGATTACACAAATTGCGGGTATTCCTGTAATGATGTCAAACAACGTACCTCAGAGTAACGTATCTTCTAACCCAAGTGGTGCGAA